TGCGGAAGTTGCCCGGCCCCTTGCTGTCGCGCATGGCCTGGCGCAGGTTGTCCACGTCCTGGGTGTTGGCGGCGGCGTCCGTCATGTAGAACACGAAACCGGCGTGCGAACCGTTCTTGTAGTACTTGCGGCGGAACAGGGTCGCCGCCTCGTTGAGCCAGGCCGATTGCAGCGCGCTCAGGTACTGCGGCACGCCGTACAGCTCCTGGTTGACGTCCGGCTCCATCAGGTGAAACACCCGGCCCTTGTCGAACTGGTGCACGGCCTGGTAGCCGTTGACGAAATAATAGGTATCGAGGTCAACGCCGCGCCGCATGTACTTGGCCAGCGCATGCTGGTACACCAGCGCCTTGCCGCTGCGGCTGGGCCGGTCTTCCAGGTAGGCATTGCCGAACGTCAGGAAATCCAGCGCCATGCGCTTGAAGGCATCGCGCGACAGGTACTTGCTGGGAATCAGGGTGGACGCCAGCACGTTGGCCTTGAAGTGAATCGCGCTGCTGTGATGCACGCCCGCGTTGAAGGACTTGGCCAGGCCGGCCAGGTTGACGGGCGGCTCATACCAATGGCCATTCTTCCAGCATTCGAAGCAATCGAGAATGTCGGCGTGCTCCAGCACGGGCGTCGGGTCGCCGAAGGAAAACGCCTCGATGCCGGCGGCGGCCGGCGCCGTGGCGGCTGGTGGTGCGCTCTCGGCCTGGCGGCCGCGCGCGCGCAAGTGTCGTGCTTTTCTCAAGAATAAATCTCCATGAAAGAGTGGTGGTTGTCGGTGGTGCCTTCGAATGGCTCGTGATCGAGGGCGTGCATGCAAGCCCACGCCAGATCGGCGTGGCCGGTTTCATCGCTGCGGCCAGCCACATAGGTCACATGCCGGCCGCTGGCGGTGAGGGTCTTGTGGATGGCCATGAAGGACTGCGCGATGTCGGTCCAGCCGGCGTCGAATTCCAGCCGGCCCTTGCTGATGATGTTTTTGGCTTTCAGCACCATGCGGGTTTTGACTTCGGGCGAGTAATTCAGCGCCGTCACAGCGGGGAAGAAGCCGCGCACAATCGGCAGCACACCGATGCCCATGCCGGTCGTGTCGATGCCGATGTATTCGACGTTGTAACGCTGGGTCATCTGCCGGATGGCATCGGCGTGATCTTCGAAACTCTGCCCGCGCCACTGGTGGCGCTCCAGGATGCGGAACTTGCCGCCGGCCGTCATGGGCGGCGCCAGCACGACGCAACCGGCGCTGTCGCCGTTCAAGGCCGGGTCGTAACCGATCCACACGGGCCGGTTGCCGAACGGGCGCAGGCCCAGCAAGGGCTTGTAGTCGTCCCACTCCACCCAGGAATCGACCATGCAGCGCTGCAGCTCAGCCAGCGGGAACACCGAGGCCGAGTCGTCAATAAAATTGCACATCAGCAGGTTGTCGAACTGGTCGGGGCTGTATTCGAAGTTGCGCAGCTCGTCGATGTCGAACAGGTTGCAGCCGCCGCGCTCGGCGTCCAGGATGGTGACGATCTGGCGCCAGATCTTGTCCTCGCCCGTGAAGCCCGACGAGAGGCGGCCATGGCTCACGTCGATGTTGACCTGGTCGGCCTTGGCGCGGCGCTTGTTGAACAGCTCGCCCGTCCAGAACGGGTAAGCCTGGTGCGTGGTCGAGGATGGCGTTGAAAAATAGGTCTTGCGCCATTTCTTGTGGATGGCCATGCCCGAGGCCACCTTGTTGAGTTCCTGGAAATTCTGCGTCCAGAAGAATTCATCGAAGTAGAAATTGCCGTGGTAACCCTGCGCCGTGCGCGCGTTGGTGCCCAGGAAGTACAGATGCGCGCCGTTCGGCAAGACGATGGGGTCGCCCGTCAGCTCGATGCCGGCCGCCTCGCGCGCGAATTGCACGATGTATTGCTTGAAGACGTGCGCCTGCGACTTCGATGCGGACAGGAAAATCTGGTTGCGGCCCGTCGCCATGGCGTCCGCCAGCGCCTCCCGGGCGAAATACCAGGTGGCGCCGATCTGACGGGACTTCAAAATGGCGCGCGTGCGCTGGTCGCCGTTGCGATACCAGACCTTTTGATAGTCGAAAAGCGAATCCTGGAACGCGTCGAGCAGCTGGATTTTCTGCTCTTCGCTGAAATCGTTGCGCGTCGGCTTCTTCTTCGGCCCAGCATTGCGGTTCGCCAGCCTGGGGTTGAGATCGACCTCGTTGCCGCCCGGCTGCTCATAGCGTCGCACGCGCGCCATCTGCACGATGGTGCGGGCGAGTAAGTCGATTTCCTTGTAATCGCTGCCGCTCTTGACCTCTTTTTCGATCAATTTCACCAGGCGCAGCTCGGCCGACGCCTCGACGTGCTCGATGGCCTGCGCCTTGTCCCATTCGTCGCGCTCTTTCCAGCTATTGATGGTGCTGCGCTTGATCCCTAGGTGGCGGGCGATGGACGAAATGCGCCAGCCCTTCCAGTACAGGGCGCGCGCGGCGCGCCGTGGCTCGGATTCGGGCACGGCCAGTTCGGCGATTTTCTCTTCGGGTTTTTGTTCAATGACTAGCATGCCGCCAGCGTAGGCCGCGCGCGCGCGGAGCGGGGGAAGGCAGAAGTCGCTATGGCCCATAGCAACCCGCAGCGCATTGAATCGCGGCGCCAAGACGTTGACCATGGCGTTATCCGATCAACCGAGAACGCCCACCATGCCCAAATCGAAATTTTTCCGCGTCGCCACCGAAGGCGCCACCACGGACGGCCGCAACATCGACCGCGCCACCATCGAGCAGATCGCCGCCACCTACAACCCGAAAACCTACGGCGCGCGCATCTGGCTCGAGCACATTCGCGGCATCCTGCCCGACAGCCAGTTCAAGGCTTACGGCGACGTGATCGCGGTGAAAGCCGAGGAAGTGGACACGGACAGCGGCAAAAAACTGGCCCTGTTCGCGCAGATCGAACCGACGCCGGAACTGGTGGCCATCAACAAGGCGAAACAGAAGCTCTACACCAGCCTGGAAATTCAGCCCGACTTTGCCGACTCGTCGCAGCCCTATCTGGTCGGCCTGGGCGTCACCGACAGCCCCGCCAGCCTGGGCACCGAGGCGCTGAAATTCTCCGCCAGCCGCAAGCAGCAAAGCGCCAACCTGTTCACGTCCGCCGTCGAAGTGACGCTGGAATTTGACGAGCCGCAGGGCACCAAGCTGGCCGATGCCGTGAAAAACCTGCTGTCGCGCTTCTCGAATAAATCCGGCGCCGACGCCGCGCAGTTCGCCGACATCAGCGAGGCCGTGGAGGCGCTGGCCGGCCACGTCGTCACCGCCAACGACAACTATGCGGGCGCCATGGTCCGTCTGGAAAAAACCGAAACGGCATTGAAGGCCACGCAGGACGAACTGGCCGCCTTCAAGGCGCAGATGGACGAGGCGCCCGGCAACGGCCCGCGCCGCCCGGCCGCCACCGGCAACGACGGCGCCGTGCAGACCGAGTTTTAAGCGCCCGCGCCATCCACAAACACCCAATTCAACAACGGAGCATTGATTCATGAAAAAGCAAACGCGCCAGGTCTTTGGCCAATACGAAACCCGCCTGGGCCAACTGAACGACACGGACAACGTGGCCAAGACGTTCAGCGTCACGCCCAGCGTGCAGCAAAAGCTGGAAACGAAGATGCAGGAATCGAGCGAGTTCCTGTCGAAGGTCAACATTATCGGCGTCACCGAGCAGGAAGGCGAAAAGCTGGGCCTGGGCGTCTCCGGTCCGATTGCCGGCCGCACCAACACCAAGGACAAGGAACGCAAGACACGCGACCTGTCTACCCTGGACGGCACCAAGTACCGCTGCGAACAAACCAACTTCGACACGCATCTGAACTATGCCAAGCTGGACGCCTGGGCCAAGTTCCCCGATTTTCAATCGCGCGTGGCCAATGCCATTTTGACGCGCCAAGCGCTCGACCGTATCGTCATCGGCTTCAATGGCGTGAAAGCCATGGCCGACACCGATCTGGACGCCAATCCGCTGCTGCAGGACGTGAATAAAGGCTGGCTGCAGCACCTGCGCGAGCTGGCACCCGAGCGCGTGCTGGGCCTGGTGGCCGCCGGCATGCCGGGCAAGGTCATCATCGGCGACGCGGCCGATGCGGACTATGCCAATCTGGATGCGGCCGTCACCGATGCCGTCAACCTGCTGGACCCGTGGTATCAGGAAGACACCAATCTGGTCGCCATCGTCGGGCGCAAGCTGTTGAACGACAAGTATTTTCCATTGGTCAACACCAAGCAGGCGCCCACGGAAACCCT